CTGCAGAGTCAACTATTGTTGGAACTGCAGTAACATTTTCTTATGAGGAAAACAGCAACTATATTCAAATTCCACCAGCGGTTATTGGTATAAGTAAAATTTTTAGATTTGACGGTGCTAACACTGCAACTAGCAACATGTTCAGTGTTAAGTATCAGTTGTTCTTAAATGACATGTATTATTTTGGTTCAACTGAAATTTTAACTTATGCAATGACGAAGAGATATCTGGAAGATTTAGATTTTGCACTAACAACTGAAAAGCAAATTAGATTTAATCAAAGACAAGATAGATTGTATTTGGATATTGATTGGGAAAGTGTTGTTGTAGATGACTACTTAGTCATTGATTGTTATAGACTTTTAGATCCAAATGATTTTTCAAGAGTATATAATGATTTCTTTGTGAAAAAATATCTTACTGCGTTGATGAAGCGTCAGTGGGGTCAAAACTTAATTAAGTTTCAAGGTGTTAAATTACCAGGCGGTGTTGAGTTGAATGGAAGACAGTTGTACGATGATGCGGAAAAAGAATTGGAAGTGATTAGAGAGCAAATGTCCAATACTTATGAAATTCCTCCCCTTGATTTTATTGGTTAATCATCATGTTAAATCCATTTTTTCAACAGGGTTCTCGCGGTGAACAGAGTCTTGTTCAG